TTACACTTTATTAAATCAAAAATTTAAAATCATTAATTAAAGATTAATAAAGTGCAATGATATCATTCTAATAAATAAATTACAAGTAATTTTATAAAATTTAACCTGTTTAAATTCTTTGGTCTAAGCTTGCTCTTCCAAATTCAATTATTTTTTGTATCTCATTTAATTCTTTTTGTCTCATTCTGGTTAAATTTATTGCTTTTTCTAAATTCAACCAGCCATAATTTTCAATTAAATAATCTATAACCTTATCCCAAAAAATGTGATGTAAGTATACATCAGGTTCATTTCTAAATTTGATAGGTTGCCTTGTGATGTAGTCATCAGATTCTAAGCTAAAAGCATTAACTAAATCAGTGTCTATTCCTAAATCAAATTCATCACCTTTAACATCTTCATGATCACTTCTTTCCTCAAAATAGTCCCAATAATGGTCAGACATTTTATCAAACATTTCAAATTCTGCATCAATGTCAATTGTCACTTGTGGTATAAGGTCGTCTAATAAAGGAGACTTCCAAGTTGTTATTGTTTCATTTATTTGAATTCCTCTTGCTTTTAGTCTTTTCATAAAACTTGTATAAATCCATTTATTCAGATCTTCTTTTGGTGTTATTGTTTTAAGAAGTTCAATGCCTTCATCTTCATTTATAGATTCATTTCTCATCCACAAGTTGCACAACTCATCGGAAAAATCAAGTTCAACTTTTGGAAATCCTGTTAAATGTTTTATAGATGGAATATAACTCAAAACTGTTATAGGTCTATGTTCTCTTGTTTTTATCCTAATTCTACCAGTTCCATCACAAGTTACAAAAACCTCTTTATTATTGAAGTAATCACTTATTGGCTCAATTATGATTTTTGCAGTAGCAAATCGCCACTTACTAATATCACCATTATATGATACAAATTCTCCAGTTGTTGATTTCTCAGCTGAAAATAGAAGCCCTAGATCAGTGATAAAATGTTTAAATGTGTTAAACTTCAACATAAATTTATTTATATTTTCTGTTGCTATGGATTTCAAGTGGTTGTTATTAATATCTAGTCTAAATTTCACACCATCTATTGTTCCAAAAAAAGTTCCTTTACCTATATAATTACCTTGTTCATCTTGTTGTTGTCTGACAACAAAACCTCCACAAACACCTCTATTGAATTTTTGCAATAAAGGTAGTGTTTCATTTGGTCTTTTAACAGCAAATTGAGTTACCATGACATTAAACTTCATTAAACCTTGAGTCATTATGTCTGTTATGTTTGGATTGCCTTCGATTGTATCTGGTAATTGTCGGCATGCTTTGTATAACATGTAATCTAAATCTCTTGATGGAGGACTATTTTTAATTAACCACAAGCAATGAAGTAAATTATCTAAGTCGGATTCAATTGTTTCTCTTTTAGATAAGTCTACAGCTATGATGTGACCTGGCCATTGATTTTTTATTATGCCATCTATAATGGTTCTGTAACCGCTAGCCTTTGTTCTTGATGGTGTTGTCATTCTAACAGTTTTATTAGTTGGTGACATTGACATTATGAACCTTTGCAGAGCTATATGCGAATCAAATGGACCATTTCTAATAGTGTCATTGTAACTTGATGTTAACCATGGATAAAATTGGTTAAAGTATTCCAATGTTGCTTCAAATGCAGCTTTTGATCCTCTAATGTCATGATTAAACCAATACTTTCTAACACAGTCCAACAATGACATTGGAGTTAATGTGCTTTGCTTAGGTATTGGAACACTAACAAAAACTCTTCTTCTCCTTCGACATTTCACTAAAGGTTTCTCTTTTATTTCATTTAATTCTGTTAAAATTCTATCATAAAATTGCCAACTGGGGAAGAGAACCCTCATTATATCAATGTCATCTTGGCCTTGATTATCTATCATTTCTATCCACTTAATTAAAGACACTTTATTTATATTCATTGTTCCATCTGTGTTCGTATTACCAATTAGATGTAAACAGGGTTCTTGAAGCATATATACTGAAGAGGCAAATATTTTAGAACTGTTCAAAAATGAAAAACTTTGAGACAATTCTGGATCTGAACATTTGATCAGCAGCTTTATTTGAAATTCACGGTGATTTTCTGGTCTTCTGTACAACACATCAACATTATTAACTATCTCTTCATCAATAGACTTAATAGTTTCCCTTCTATCTGATAAAGACATTGACTGCAGGAATTTTATATATCTTGAATTTTGACCATGTGATAAAAAAACTCTACTAGTCTGAGTTCCATCTTTATTTACCTCAACACCTAAATTTCTATAAAATTTTGATTGTATTTCTCTGGCTTTTTCATTAGCTTTAAAAAAGTTATAACATGCAAAATCGAATCCAAGCAAGCCACAAGCTTTTGATGGTTCAAAAGGCATAAATCCACATGATGGATGTGGTTTATTCAACAGCTTTAGCTTAAATGATCTCCATAATTTGTTTGTCACTGCTCCTAATGCTAAATAATGTAGTCTAGCTTGACAATTCTGAATTATTGATGCTAATTGGATAGTTCCACAATTTTCAACAACTTGTGACCTCAATGTTGATGCAACAAACATTCTAGATTCTATTTTAGGAGTTGTATGAATTTGAGTAGCTGAGACGACAAATTTTATTAATGGCATCAACAGTGTATTTCTCATCAGCCAAGTGGAATTAAATTCTTCTATTGTCCAAAAAACTCCAACTGTACTCTTCTCTTTGCTTTGTTTGCAACACATGTATTTATATAAGGACTCTTTTAACAGTGTTAATGAATAAAATATTCTGTTTATTCTTAACCTGTCTTTTGCTTTATTAAATCTTGTCGACAACATTACAGAAGAGTCATCCGAAGATACTTTTGTTGTTATTATATGATTTTCTATCATGGGTAATGTTTTGTTAATTACTAAAGAAGAGAAATCTGACCATTCAAGTAAGAAACCAGCATGAAATAAACTACTTGTGTAATGAAATATCCCTTGCATCATATTTGATCTATTTGTTAACAACACACCATTTCTTTTTAATAGATTTGACTTATTTGATATGCCTAAAAACTGATGTTTTAACTCATTAATGTTGTTTGAAAAAGAGTCAATTTCAGGGTGTTCTATGAAAATGTCTAACAATTCTTTTGGTAATTCTAATTTTTTGTTTGTACAATGATTCAAAACACAAGATAAAGGTATCATTAGCTCATCAGAGAAGATTTGTGATAAAAAACAGGCAAAAGCTGGCATTACAAACCTTTGAGCCCAGGTGGTAGCATCATCAGATGAGCTTACAGTTGTAGAATATTGACCTTGTATTTCATTCATTCTTTTGAAATGGTCATCATTTCTTAAAAGCTTTTGATCACCTTTAGTTAACATTTCATTCGGTAATTCTTCGCAAACTTCTCTACATATAGATTCACAAAAATGCACTAACATTCTTGATGGCATTGTTAATACAAAAATTTCCCTAACACCACCAATTTGCAATTTTTTAAATAAATTTGCTCTCAAACCACCTTCACTTTTAACCTTTTCTTCAATTTTATCTATGTCAAACATAAAATTGCCATTTATTCCTTCATCCAAAAAAGATTTAACTGCTTCTGCAGTTCTTCTTCTTTTGTTCATATCTATATCTTCTCTATACTCTGTATCTAAAACTTCATGAGCCGATGATTTCATAGTTGCTAAGTCCAATATGTCTTTATGAATTAACATTTTATAAATTTTTTCATAAATCCAATTTAACCCACCACCTTTATCTTCTAGAAATTTTTTAACTCTTCTACCATTTTGTGCAACAAAACTAGGCATAAATTCATGTGATTTGTAATCGTGATTAATTTGAGGATCATCTTTGCCCATGTAACCATTTTCACAGTCTTCAAGAGCTAGCTCTTCTTGTATAACTTTCTCAAAAATTTTTAAAAACCCATGTGTTTTATTACCTTCTTCCTTATTGTGTAATACACCAAAATAGCTTAAATTTAATGCGTTCTCAAACTTTGGAACAGGTTCTAAGGTTACCCAAGATAACAAGTTTGTAGCAACATCTTGTGATGCTTCATCGGCTAAATCTTGTGACTCTTTTATGCCAAACACAGGAGGATTTAAAAGCATATCTTTAAATGTAGTTATAAATCTTTTATAAGCCCAGATCAATAATCTTGATCTTGGTAAATCATTAAATTTATTTAAAATTTTGAATGGATCTAATAGCCTATTTGGCCCTTTAACCATCTCCATATATGCATACCTAATGTTTTGCAAACTACTACTAGTTGATTCTTTGTCTTCCATATATATTAATAATGATGATAAGAAGTGTTTTATGATGGTTCTATTGTTTAGTTCAAAAACGTGTGTTGGCTTTAGTTCAAATTGGTGACACCAGAATGACAATAGTGCACAAGCTCTTTCTGGACAAGCAATTTGATGGCTAAGTCTGTTTGTATCCATGCTTACAAAGTCTGAAATCAACCAACCAGACCTTTCAGTTCTAAATTCTTTGAATGGCTTATTCCATGTTTTTGATCCAGGTGGTAAAGCTATTGAGAAAAATATATGTTCTGATGCTCTTGTTGGTTTTATTAGTATGTAACA